AATGAGTGACGTTTCGAGAGCGCTGTCAAGCGCTTTTAGCTACTCCATCATAAGCAATGGCGTAATTTCGATGAACGACACTTGGGGTGATAGATTCCCTCGTGTGCAGTTTTACGATCCAGTTTCACATTGGCGCGTACCTGCCTACAAATGTGTCGAGAGAGTGCTAGCGGCCTACACCGAACAGGAAATCATCACGATCCTTGCGGTTGCCAGACTGGAGGGCGTATGGACACCGGAGTAAGGGAGATTTTAGTGAAGGCGCTGAACCAAAGCGCGGCAAGGGTAAAGCTGCAAGCAGAATGGGGGCCTCGGTTTGCGAAAGCCTGGAATGAGGAGGAACGAATATACAGCTACGAACTAACCCGAGACGAGATAAGTGAAGTATCTCAAGAAATGGTGGAGCGCATTCTGGGACTCTATACTAAAGCTGAGATCCTTTCCATCCTCGCCGTCGCACGATTTGAAGGTATCTGGAGGCCCGAATGAGTAGCGTGGAAGAGACCTTGAAGGAAGCTCTCACGTACATGTTTCTCAGAATTGAGATGGCTCCACTTTGGGCTCCTCTATTTCCAGAGATACTATCTGTTTTCAGAGAGCCATGGTTGGGGAGGGACCACTATATCGGTCGGCTGGCTGAAGTCATCCTTGCCAATCACACAGAGCAGGAAGTAGTCGTGACCTTGGCAAAGTTTCGTCTCGAAGGAAAGTGGAAACCCGAATGAGCGAAAAACGAATCACGATGCGAATCAGCGAAGAACTCTACGCGCAGATCGAGGCGCACGTTCTAGCGGTGAAAGAGAAAGATCCGACGTACACAAAGAACGAGTTCTGCAAGATGGCGCTAGGCGAGATGAGCAATCCGAATCACACGATACTCGTAGACAGCAAATGGGTTCAGGTGGGCATGAGCGCTTGGATGGATCGAGCGCGGAAGGCGAGGCACAGGGCGTAACATGGCGAAGAAGAACGTTGTTGCGATGTGTGCATTCTCGTTCTCGGGAGGAGTTGCTAACTACTATTTCTGCTCTGGAGATTACGCTAGAGCAAATCGCATACTGGAGCAGGCAGGCTTAACTGGGCCAGCGGAATACGGTAACTGGATCCTTGTTGCGCAGGCAAATCTGTTAAAAGCAAAAGCAACGCTGCGCCTGCATGGGTACGAGGTGGAAGAGTGAGGCAGAGCTATATTCTCATCGGTCGCAGCATTGATCCAAATTTCATGTGCATCAAAAACACAAGCGAGTTGGATTTTGAATTGAGGAACTCTGGACTGATCGCAGGCGGATACACTTACTTTTTCAGCCCCGACAAATTGCCATTGGTTGTAGCCTTTGCAAGACTTCGTGGATACGATGTCGAGTACGATTATCCGTTTACAGCATCCCTTGAACAAGCCGACGCGCCGCACACCGAGGAGCAACCTGAATCCGGTCGTGTGGAATGATCTCCGCTCCCCAACAACTCCAATCCCCAAGTTCCTCGTCGGTCGCAGAATCGGGAATCCCGCAGCGTGGACAGACAGGAACAGCTTCCCCAGTCGGCGTGAGTTTTCGGTGGCTGTAGCTGAGCCAGTGCAACGCCCTGTTGTGCTTGAAACTGAATAGCCTTCCCGCTACCTGCGTCGGAACGAAAATCATGGGTTTCGTTCCAAGCCATCCAGTCACGATGGCTCGCAGTGTACCGCGCTGGCTGCTTTCGGTACGATCATCACTTGAAAACACGTAGCGAAACTCTGCCATTACCACCATCCCCGGCTGCAAATCTTCCTTCTGCAAATCACACTTGAACCGTGCGTAGGTGATTCCAGACTTCGATAGCAGTTTAGCTTTCTCCGCTTTCACTGGGCAGGTCGGCGAGAGGCGGCAAGTGCGGCAGGGGTGAAGGTACAGGCTCATTGCTCGCTCTCTCCTGTTGCCACCACGCAAGCCCCTTCCTCGTTCACCCAAACTTCGCGAGTTTCCAGCTTAACCATCCGGCCCCACTCAAGCTCATGCTCCTTGCAGCACGAAGGATAATCCACAAACCAGTGCTGTCCTAGGTCATCCTTTACGATGATATACAGGATCTCCATGTCGGTCCATATGGTTCGACCTGTATTCCCTTTCTGGATGACTCCCATCTTTTTCCACTCATAAAGTGCACGTTTCATTTCTTGACCTTCGCCAACTCCTCGATCTGCGCAATCGTCTCTTCGTCAACGCCGATCAGTTTCAACAGGCGTTTATTAAGAGGCCACCAAGTCGCAAAGAATCGCAGCGCTTCAGCCTGCCGAAGCTCCACTGGTATACCCTCGATCAGGTTATTTGCAAACTTGAGCGCTTCTGTGATGAGAGCTAGAACTGCTATCGGAATCATGCCTTGTCTCCAAAGAACTTGTCGTCAAACTTCGGATCGTCGTAATCCTTGCACCATGTCGTGATGCAGGCGTAGTACTTTCCATTCTCGTCCTCTGCGTAGAGCAAGCATTTCGCGAGGTCCAGCGCTTCAGGTTTGTCGCTCCATCCACAGCGCTTTGCAGCCATGGCCAATTCAGGTATTGGACGGAGTTTCGTAATCGGGCAAGATTCGTACGGTTCAGCGGTTGAAAACTGGAGCAGGTAGCCACCGTCAAAAATAAGCGGCGCAGCGCATCGGTCACACCTTCCTGTAATGTTTGGCGATTCATCCAGGGTGATACTAATCGCGCCACCGATGCACGGCACTGGAAGTTCAGATGCGCAAGGCTCGCACAGGTTTTCTGTGAACCCTTTTCTCACGACAACGTAGAATCTCATATTGCCTCCTTGGGCTCGAAGCGTTTGGCATTTGGACCGCACCCACCAAAGCGCCCTCGTTCGTCTTTTGCAGTTTCGTGATGCGTGCTGTGAGATCCGCCGATCCCAGTAACCACGTCGGCTGGATGAGTTTTGACGTACTGCGATTTGGCGCATAGCCACCAGTTAGGGGTTGAAGTGCTCGCCATCAGGTGCTTGCAATCTATACAGTAAACGGGCTTGTTCTCTAGTCCAAACAGCTTTTGTATTTGGCCAAGAACGCTATACGCTGCCCAGTAAAGAGTGCCAAACGCCATGAGCAGCATCGGCCCAATAATAAACGACAATAGAAGCGCTTCCCCGATACTCATAGTGCAACTCCATTCGCTCGTTTCATCAACATCCCCTCTCGGTACCCCGTCCGGTACGCAGTGACAAAAACGATCTTGTCAGCCATCCACAGCGCCGGCTTTTCCTTCGCGCCTTTCGTTGCGTCTTCGATTCCCTGGTTGTGGGCAATCAAGATCCAGTTCGGTCGCGAATCGTCATGCTGGTATCGTGCGCCGGGATCAACTGTTTCAGCGACCGAAAACGGATACGGCTTTGGCTTCAGTTTGCGCATCACAACTCCACAAACCGCTGAAACGGTTTCTCAAAGTTCATACTTACTCTTCCCTTCCTTCCGCCGCGCTGTTTCTTGACAAGAATGTCAGTGCGCGAATACGGTTTGCTCTCTTCTTCCTTCGTCTGCCAAAGGAACATCACGGTATTCGAGTCCTGCTCGATTGATCCGCTGTCCCTGAGATCGTGCAGGTCGGGCTCTCTGCCTTCCTTGCGGCTGTCCCGGTTGATCTGGCTGAGAACGATTATCGGAATCTCCATCCTGACGGCCAACTGTTTCAACCCGCGGCTGATTTGGCTCACCGCGTCATTGCGGTTTACAGCCTTTCCAGAGGCGTTGAGCAGTTGCAGGTAGTCCACACACAGCAGCCTTGGTTTCGGTCGCACCTTGGCAGCGGCAGACGCAATGGCGGCAACTGTAGATCCCGTTCGGTCGTCGATGTAGTACAGCGGCATTTCCGCAAGTCGGGAAACTGCGGAAGAGAACCTGGCGCGCTCTTTTGCGCTTAGGTTGCCGCTCTCTTGCAGGTAGGAGTCTACCCCGGACAGGTTGCACGCCGCTCGGGTGAGAAGTTCGTGCGCCGACATTTCTAGCGAGAATGCCGCGACTGGATTATCGACCGAAAGCGCCAGCAGCAAGTCGAGCGCAAAGGCGGTTTTTCCGTGGCTCGTTGCACCTGCAATCGTAATCAGTTGCCCCTTCTTCAGTGACGGAACTAACTGCTTTAGCTGCGGCCACTTATCCGGCATCTCGACCGCGCCCATCCGCACGTTTTTCGCAGGCGAGCAGAACGCTTCAAAGCCGATCTCGTTCAGCAGCGCCTCGGCAGATTTCAGCGATCCCGTTTTCGCGCCAGCCTCCCCTGCTTTTTCCAGCAGCGAGATCGCAAAATCGATTGGATCGACTCCCGTTTCGGTCGGCTCCAGACACCGCATCATCGCTTCGTTCAAGGCTACGATTGCCCGACGCCTCGCAGATTTGGCCTCCAGAGCTCTTACGGAGCCCTCCAGCGCGACGCCAGGAACTCCAGCTCCCGATAGGTCAGCTAGGAATCCGATTCCACCAGAGGCTTCTAAACGCGAGGAATCGCGTAGTTGGCTTGCGACCGACACAAGGCAAACTTCATCTCCCCTTTCTCGCAGAGCCCACATGGATTCCCAGATGTGCTTGTGCGCCTGTACGGTGAAGATGTCGGTAGACTCACCGACTATGCTTCGTATGTCGTCTACGTCTCTGGGATCGACTTGAAGTAGAGTTCCCAACAGAAAACGTTCTTGCTCAAGAGAGGCCGGAAGTCCGACACGTTCAAGTAAGTCAATCGCAGATCTCATTTCGGGCATTTCCCCAATTCGATTCCAGCAAACCTTAGAGCAGCAATCACAATCTTGACGTGCTCTGGCTTGATGTGGTGATCTCTAGTTCCTTCTAATCCTAGTCCGTTCACGATACAGCAAGCATAATTGAAGTCAGGAGTTTGCAGTGGACTAGGATTTCTTGGAGTTCCCGCATGATTCTCTTCATCGTAAATCCAATAAACCGTAGTCGGGACAACCTGCCGCGGGTCGTGCCAGCTTTGCTTGACAAACCCGATTTTCATTTAACCTCAAACCCCGCAAGTCTTAATGCGGCAACTACGACTGGCAGCTTTTCTCTCGCAACACAGAGGGAACCAGCCCCGGTCGATTCGATTACTGCCACGGCACGCATTGTTTCCTCGATCTCAACTTCAGAGCTAAGCGTGTGCGCCATGTACCTCAGCGAACCGTCTGATGCGGCGTACATGCGGAACCCGATTGTCATACCTGCCACCCGCTTATCTCGAAACCTTGGAGCCTGAGCGCCGCGACGACAACTGGCATTCTGCTTTCTTGAATATCGGCGATGTCGTTTCCAGAATCGAGTATTGTTCGGAACATGAGGCCTTGATCGCCGATACCGTACGGGATGGTTTTCATGAAAGCGTTGTATGTCACTACGCCGTTCCTGCTGTACTTCGCAAACCCGATTGTCATGATTCGATTTCAACCTCGTAGCCCTGAAGGCGAAGAACGGCGGCTGCGACCGGCACGTCTTTCCTGCGAAGAACAACGCTATTACGCTTGTGGCTTACGATTGACCATTCGTAAAGCAACCTGAGCGCCCTGACAGCCTCTTCTCGCGGCGCATCCCATTCCCTACATACGATGACGTGCGCTGGCTTGCCGAGGTACCGCTTGAAGGTGATTCTCACAAACCCTCCCCAAGTTCAACCTCGATGCCGTTCAAGCGTAAAACTGCGATCACCTGGGGGAGCTT